ATTTTTACGCATATATTCAGAATAATGTTTGAAAGTACCTTTTGCTTCATTTTCAAGTAAAGCACTAATAATAGCACTATAACCAGTATCAGGATGTGATTTAGCAAGTTTTGCTTGCTCAATGCGTTCATTAAGAACAGTTGTATCAATTGCGAACATAATTAACTCCGATTTAGTTAAATTTATCAGTGATTAGCGACTGCTTCTCTAACTGATGTAATCATTATAGCACAAACACCATTTATTGTCAAAAAACAAGTGTTGTATTTCTGCTACACTTTTCAGACGCTTTTTATCGCTACTGAGATACAAGTATAGCACAATCACCATTTATTGTCAAATTTAGCCAAAAACATAGCAAAAAGTTTTGTTTTCATCTACTATGTATAAATACAATGTCACTTTTAGAACTTGTGACGTTCATTTCTCAATCAAGACAGTCCCTGGTTAGCGTCAGGGCTGTCATCTTTACGCTAAAAGAGATTGAGAACATTTAACGATTGAGAAACAAATGAATAACTTTAGCTTTGCCGAAATGATAAGTGCGTTGCAACTAACACACCTTAAAGCACAAAAATATGAAAACGACAAATTACTTGATCGTGATTTTTGGTACATCATTGACCATTTAGAAAACGACAAACTATATCTATGGGGTATGCGTATGCTAAAAAAGAAATGGATAATACAAGGAACAAACTTTATGAAAGTCTGTGGTGTACTAACTGAATATGAAGAATCCAAAAGTTGGACAACAAAACAAAAAAGATTTTTAGCAATGTTAATTATTGAAAATTGGGATGATGTTTCTTTAGACTACTTCTATTAAACGATAAATCTATTTACTGACATATAAGTTGCGCTTTACTTTGAAAAAGACGAGAACCCGTTCTGATGTGAGACGGTAGCGAAATGAATTAGTCAGAATTCACTTTACAGGTCTACCCATCGCAAGATGGATGCCATAAAATGAGTCTCCCATTGGAGATAGTTACTTGTATCGTAAAGGTTTGAATGCAGTAATGCATCTTAAAGTATTTGCCGCGTCATAGTAATAGTGATAGAGGGCGCGGGCTGTGTATGAATTGATTATGAAAGAGTTCATACGAATACAGCGACAAGTTACCGATAACTCAATTAGACCATCTAGAGAGTTGGTGAGACATAGACAATCCTCCACCGTAAAATCGCTTTCATAACACCTCCTGAAAAGGGCCTAAGCAGGCTGGCTTTTGGTTGAATAGATTTTATATCTATTCACCTTTAGCCATTGCAGATGAGTAAATGAGAGCCAAACATTAGTGCCAGATATTACTGCTTAACTACACGAATAAAACGAACGTTTTATGATGTGTGTGTCTTGAGTCTACGAAAGACACTTACAAGATAAAAACATTGCTAACAGAGCAATATTAGTAGATACCTGAAATATTACTTAATGAGTTGTTATGGAAATTTTATACAAATAGATTATGGGTGTAAATAGTATTACTATGAAGAAACAGAACAGCTATATGAGATATCACAGATTCGATACCAATAACGTCAAGTACATCAAACGTTTTGAGTTAGGTGCAATTATACCTAAGGCAGATGTTGGATACACTGAATGGATTAGAGGTACAGGACCACATGATCCAATTGCATTAAATAACGTTGTTAACGGCGTTCGTAAGGCATGTAAAGGGATACCAAAGAGTCCTGAACATAAAGAAAAGATGCGTCAAGCCAAGCTTGGTGTACCAAAGAGTCAAGAGCATAAAGATAATATGCGTAAGTCATGGGAGCGCCGTAGAGATTTACTACTACAGGAGAACCATGACAAAGCCATCAATACATCAACTACACAAACAGAATTATCAGTTTGAACCACATCACAACATTTTCTTGGTACAACAGTATAACAAACAGACCAAAGAATGGAAAGTTATGGGATATCGTTGTAGCATGTGCGATGTTTCACTTAAGTCAGTTATCAGTGCGTCAAAACATCATACTAGTTGCAAACAACTAAATACTACAAAGAAAAGGAAAACATTCGTGCCTATACAAGTAATAACACAAAATGGTAAAAGAATGTATCGCTATGGTGATACTGGTAAACTATATCCAAATCGTGCTGACGCTGAAAAGCAAGCAGCCGCTATCATGGCGAGTGGGTACAAAGAAAAGAAAGACATGGATAAAAAGTGAATATTGCATGTGTAATTGGTAATGGCCCTAGTCGTAAAACATTAAGTTTAGAAACGATTGGTAGCAAAATGACAACGTATGGTTGTAATGCATTGTATCGTGACTACATGCCTAATTATTTGGTAAGCATGGATTATGATATGGTAAAAGAAATATTAAACAATAAAGTTCATCATAAAATTACTTTTTACACTCAACACGAAAATCGTATTGATGCCTTAGCTGAAAGTGGTGAACCAATCAATTTCTTTTGGGGATTTAAAGAAACAAATGATAGTGGTAATAGTGCATTAAGATTAGCATTACAGCATGATAACGAAACAATATATATTGTAGGATTTGATTACAATAACGGTGGTGGTAGCTTGCCTAACGTATACGCTGGTACTAATCAATATCCAAGAAGTCATATCTTTCCAGCGGCTAGTATGCAAACAGATAAGTGGCGACAAAGATTAAACAAGATATTAAAAGAATATCCAAATAAAAAGATTGTAAGAGTAAATGGCAATAACAAAAGTTTTGATATGCCATATAATAATTACAGTGAAATAACCATAGAACAATTTAAGGAAATATATGAGTGAACAAATAGAATACACATACAAACTATACCGTGATACTGATGAACAATTGGTCGTTACAGTAGACCCATTAGTTAAAGATATTGAAGTATCATTAGAAAAAATGATGGAGATGAATATTGACGAACTTAGTGATGACAACAAGAATCTTTTTGAAATGAAGATACTTGGTCTAAGAACTATACATCAATTCTTAGGTGCATTACAGCAAGAGAACTATTTGAAAGAATATAAAGCTGGCATGACTACTGAACTAAAAGGTAGTATTAACATCGATGTTAACGAAAGACTAGATGGATTAACACAAGAAAACACGGTACACTAATATGCATCAATTAATTGACAAGCCCATGTATGTTGGGCACATAAAAAACTTTGACAAAATGGTCACAGAATTAAGTCCATTTATGAATGAGATAGAGATCGACCAATGCATCAGCTTTATGCATACATTGACTGATACAAAGAATGATATCAATCCAAGTCCAGAAGATTGCAAGACGCAATTACAGATTATGTTTGGTCGTGATAGATTCTTAGAACTTACGCAACAATGGGGTGTGAAGAATCAAAAGTTCCTTTCCGTATTTGGTGCACTAAAGTTTAAGCACAAAGCTACAGGTGATTACTACGATGGACTAGATGAAACAGACAATGAAGAAGATTACGAGAAAGTATATTGGTAAAAGTATGCATATGCAATATTGGTCCGCTGAATTATGGAATAGATTGTTTCCAATAATTCATCTTGGTGACCATATGGATACAATCGAGGTTTTTAAATATTTAAAAACTCTACCACAAGACGATAGAATCGTAGCATTGTTAGTGCAACAATGCTATAAAAAATTTGAAAGTTATGGTATAAATCATAACTTTATATATTAGGAAACAATATGACAGAAACGATGCCGCAATATGCGATAGATGAATTAACAGCTTATATCAATATGCCTGATGTAAAATTATTGCTATCATACAAACTATATTTGATGGGTGATCACCATCAGTATAGCCATATGGTTATAGATGAGATAAAAAAAGAAATTGATAAAAGAGGATTAACACTATGATTGACAAACTACAGAATTTTATGAAGTGGGCAAGCGAACAAGTGTTCAACACTAACCCACCAAAAACACAACATATGGATCATATGAGTAGTCTACCAAGTGGTACACAGATAACAGTAACAGTACCAGAACAAAAGCCCAAGCGTAAGTACACAAGGAGAAAACCAAATGTTACCCATTAAAGAACGATTAAACAATCCTGGCGTTTTTAGAGTCTATCGTCAGATGATTGAGAATAGCCCTATCGATGTTGTTGAGAGTCTAAGAGAGAACATTCAAAGACAGGCGGCAGATCACCCTAAGGCTATCATACTAGAAGAATATTTTATTAAACGATTAGGCAAATGAGCATAAAAGAGTTTATGGGTCATTGCTTTTGCGACACACGCTTTAATCAATTGCGTGAAATGATCTATACCGGCTCACTAGAAGTAGTGTTAGACATACAACGATTAAACAATGAACTTAAAAGAAACAATAGACACCATGAGATTAGTAGTCTATTGAAGGAGAGATTAGGATGAATTACAGAGCAACAGAACAAATGGCAGCAAACGCAAAGCGTGGACTAGAGATGCGTGAAAAAGTTAGCCCAAGTAATCGTGGTGGCACCGCAGTAGGCTTAAATCGTGCCAGACAGTTTATGAATCGTAGTGAAGTTAGCTTAGATACAGTTAAACGCACATACAGCTTTTTAAGTCGTGCAGAAGTATATTACAAGCCCGGAGAGAATACACCCGGCACACAAGCATATCTATTATGGGGCGGACCACCTGGACTAGCTTGGGCAAAAAACATATTACGCAAAGAGGGCTTATTAGATGATTAAAAATACATATTACGATCAAAACGTTGTCAATAATAGTTTGACTAACACATTTGACATGGAGTCTATGGATAATAATCAAAATCTCCAAAATGAAACTACTATTGTTAAAAAGAAAACAGGACGTGGTGGTGCAAGACCTAACAGCGGCAGAAAAGTAGGATCAACAGTCAAACTAAGTGCGGCAGACGTACTTGCAGAGATTGCTAAACAAGATGTTCCATTCGCTGTAGGACTAGCACAAGATTACATTAGAGCAAGACAAAGTGGTGACATGCATGTTATCCAACGCTATCAACAGATGTTGTTAGCTAAAGTCATTGCAGATAAGACAGAAACAGATATTACCAGCAATGGTCAAACAATAGGTGCATCATTTACATTCCCAACTAAAGAGTTGATAGACTGGAAAGATGCGTAACGTAGACATTCCTTTATTTGGCGAACAAAAAACTGTCCTAGCAGACTGGCTTACCACGAATAAGCATTGTATAGATATCGTTCCAGTCGGTAGTGGCAAGACATTTCTTGCGGCTATTGCACTTCCTATTTTCGCTAGTGACCCTCGCTATCATAAAGGAAAGGATGTAATTTATAGTGCCCCTACTGGTGCTATGATTAAGTCCTTAATCTGGGAGCCCCTCAAGAAGTCATGTATAGAATACTTTGGCTTAGTTGATGGTAAAGACATTAACAACAGTGAACTAACGATACGCTTTCCTAATGGCACGTTCATTCGTTGTAAGAGTGCAGAACAGCGTGAGAATCTACGAGGCTTAAACGTTGGAGTATGGGTAGCTGACGAGGCTGCATTGTACACACAAGATACACTACAAGAGATAACCAATCGCTTACGCCCTAAAGTAGGACAGCCTGACACAGCAGGTAGATTGATTGTTATCAGCACGCCTAACGGCACGGGACCATTGCATGACTTGTTTCAGTTAGCAAAGAGTAACCCAGAGAAGTACATAGTCAGACATTACAACTACCTAGAGATGCGTAGTGGTAATAAGAACTTCATTGACGAACAAAGACGTATCATTAGTCCATTAAAGTTTGGACAAGACTATATGTGTCAATGGGAATCAGTGGCTGACATGTTCTATTACGCATGGGACAAGAACAAATACTGTAGTGAAGTAAAAGATTTCGGTGGCGATTTATATACATTCCATGACTTTAACAAACGAGTTATGTGCGCCACAGTTGCCCAGGTCAAAAGACCCGGGGACTTGAATGGTTCAATTGAGATATTGAAAAGTTATGCAATACCAGACTGCTCCACAGAAGGTATTGCGAGTGCTATTCGTGAAGACTTCCCGAAACGCAGAATCAATAGTATCATAGATATGTCAGGCACACAAGTAAATCGGGACACTACAAGTCCCTTTGGTGTAACTGATAAGATTATCTTAGAGAAATATGGATTCAGTATTGTTAACACAAGAAAGAGTAACCCTCTTATCACTGATACAGATAACACAAGTAATGCTTTCATAGCAAGAGGTGGGTTAGTTGTTAAGCCAGATGATAAGTTCTTACTTGAAGCCTTGCAAACATACCATTTTGAAGATGCCTCACGTAAACGCTTAGTGAAATACACTGAGCAAAAATACGCTCACATAGACGGTCTCGGTGACTGTATACGTTATGGTATACATCATCTATTCCCAATCACCCATCAATCAGTAGGAATACCTGAGTACGTGGGTATGGATCCAAGATTAGCAAACAGAGCACGACCAGGCTTAGAACATATGCCTGATAGTCCATTGTATCCTGGTGGTCCAACATGGGAAGAAATAATGAATGGAGATCAAGTGGAGGATTACCAAGTATGGAGTTAATATGGCTAGACCAAAGAGCGGATACACATTGTTGCAAAGATTATTGAATAAAGTAATTGTTGACGATGTAACAGATTGTTGGGAGTGGCAAGGCGGCAAGAATAACATTGGCTATGGCTTAATGCGTGACGAACATAAAATGCGTACAGTACATCGTGTTAGTTATGAAGAACACAGTCAAACAAAGATACCTGCAGGAATGAGTATCCTACATAGTTGTGATAATCCCCTATGTGCAAATCCGGCACACTTAAGAGTAGGTACACACAAACAGAACATGCAAGATATGTTTGCAAAAGGCAGAGCAAAGGTCTTTGGTGGTACAGGTATGCTTGGTAAGAAACAACCTAGAACTATATGTCCTCATTGCAATAGAAGTATTTCAAACAATGTATACCCTAGATTCCATGGTGATAAGTGCAAGAGTAAATTGTAAAAGAATAAATACAATATCTACTAAATGCCTATTTATGTGAGAAAAATAAAAATATGAAAACAAAAGCAGAACTACTAAAGCGTAACCCAATATATTCTAGCATCTACAATGAGATGTTGGC